CTGTTCGGCGGCGCCTGGTGGTACCACCGTCGGGTCCGGACCGCCGGTCGCGGGGACCGCATCGCGCGGCGCTGGGGCCGGATCAACGAGGGCCGGACCAACAGCCGGCTGGCGCCGCTGATCGGGTCCAAGCCCGTCGAGGTCCACGGCCGCGGTCCGGTGACGGTCCTGAAGATCAAGCTCGCGGAGGCCCTCACTCTCGCGGACATGTCTCGTCTCGTCGAGCCGCTCGCGAGCTACTACGGCATGCGACCCCGTGCGATCAAGCCGCGCGAGGACCACCACAACGCCCGGTACGTCTGGCTCACCTTCCTGCCGACGGACCCGTGGAAGCACGAACTTCCGCATCCGGCGCCGGCCGTCGGCTCGATCTCGATCGCCAAGACGAAGGGGAAGGTGCTCGTCGGGATCAAGGCCGACGGCGAGGAGCAGGCGTGGATCGTGCAGCACGCCGGGCTGTACGGCAAGACGCGGTCCGGGAAGTCGGGCCTGATCCACTCCCTGCTGATGTGGATCGCCGCCTACACGGACGCGATCGCCGTCGGCATCGACATGGCCGGCGGGGCGACGCTGGGTGCCTGGCAGCCGATGTTCGCGCGGCCGATCGCAACCAACCTCGACGAGGCAATCGTGCTCCTGGAGCGCGTGCTCGCGTTCATCCAGGTCAGGGAGCGCGCGATCGGCGCCGACGACTTCGAGGACGACATCTTCGAGCCGTCCGACGAGTTCCCGTGGCTGTTCCTGGTGATCGACGAATTCCCGAACCTGTTCACCGCGGCGAAGGCGGCCGGGCAGATGGGCGACGGGCCGAACGCGAAGTCGTACTTCAAGTACGTCGTGGGCCTGCTCGACCAGATCGCCAAGCAGGCGGCCAAGACGGGAACGATCTTGATCGAGGGTGCCCAGAACGCCACCAAGGAGGACAACGGCTCGAAGGAGTTCCAGGCCCAGCTCCGGACCACCTTCGGCCTGGCTCTCGACGAGGGACAGTCCCGCAACCTGTGGAGCATCGGCGAGCGCCTGGGCTGGACCAGCACCGACCTGAGCAAAGGCCAGTTCCGCATCCGCGACGACGACCACACGGTTCCCGAGATCACCAAGGGGTATTGGGTCCCGAAGCACCAGCGCAAGAAGCAGGCCGCCGCCGCCGCCAAGCTGCGCAAGTGCGCGGAGCCGACGGCCTGGGCAGCGCTGATGGGCGTGGACGCGCCGGTCATCGACGCCATCAGCATCTCCAGCGCGCCGGCCGACCGCGTGCTTCAGGCGCTGCTCGACGGGCCCATGAAGGTGGACCCGGAGCTGGTGGAGGCTACTGGGCTCAGCCGGGCCCAGGTGTACCGGAAGCTCAAGGGCCACGGCGAGGCTGAGTTCGTGGTGCGGCTGGACGACGCGCGGTTCCAGCTCACCGACGCCGGTCGGGGCTTCCTCCGTGGCGAAAACCCCGTTAGCAGTACGCGAGTCTCATGATCTCGTCTCGTCCGGGACGCACGTAACGCGCAGACGGACGAGAATCCCTGAGAATCTCACAAAAGTGAGACGGTCTAACCCCCATTACGGGGGGTCAGATTGGGACAAAACAAGGCCCCCGGAGCGGATATTCTCGCTCCGGGGGCCTGTTCTCTACCCTCAACTTGGGGGTCAGGTGGTCCTGATCAGCTTCGGACGGCCGTCGTAGGCGTTCGCCAGGGCGGCCACCGCGCGCTCCCGGCTCTCCGCCACGTCGGCCCGAGGCTTGACCCGGTCGGTCCATGCGTACCCGACCGCCCACGTGCGGCCAACCGGCTCGACGTAGCCGATCGGCCGGTTGTCGAGCACGATCCACCAGCGGCCCGGCGTGCGCTCGCCGTCGGGCGACACCCGGGTACGGCGGAGCCCGCGCTTGCGGAGCCCGTTCCAGCGCCGGGTCTCCGCGGACAACGCGCCGGCCTGGAGGCCGGAGCAGCTCGCGCAGTGGATCCGCAGGTTGTCGAGCGTGTACTTCCCGCCGCGGATGCCCGGGGTGATGCGGTCACAGATCATCGTGGTGTAGGTGACGACGGTCAGGCACTCCCAGCACGACGCGGTGGTGCCGTCGCCGTCGCGCTCCAGCAACGCCTGTTTGCGCTTGCGCCGTTGGCTCGCCGACCCCCGCGAGTTCGAGTTCGAGGTTCCGCGCGGTCCACTCACCAGGCTGCCCTCCACACGCCGTTGACCTCGGGGACGATGGTCGGCTGGATCACGCCCAGCTGGAAGAAGGTCTCATTGAGCCAGAACTCGGTGAGGAAGTCGCGGCCGTCGGGACTCCACGCCTCCACGGCGCACTCCCCCGCCTCGCAGATCTCCAGCCGCTCGACGTGGTTGCTCTCCGCGCCGGTGCCGGTGACGGCCGCAAACTCCTTGGTCAGCCGTCGGAAGTTCTGGGCGAACACCATCTCCGTCACCTCAGAAGGCAGCATCATCGTCTTCCTCTCCCACGATCGACGCGTAGTGGTAGTGCGGGTCCATCGCCTGGCGCACGCACTTGTAGACCTCGCTGGGGTGGTGGTCCGGGTTCAGGAACGTGATCTCGTCGAGCGCGGACTGAGCTGCTTCGGCGGTGTCGTATATCGGCTTGCCGGAGTAGTGGCACAGGGCGATCCGCGCGTACCCCGCGGACCAGTCCATGCGGCCGTAACGCATGACCACGTCACGGCGCTGGGTGCCGCCCTGGTTCTCCGCCCAGTACGCCTGGCCCTCGGGCTTGTAGTGCTGGCGGCGGCGCTCCGCTCGCTTCCTGTTCAGGCGGTTCGACTGGCTCGATCCGGACCTTCTCATCGGGAGACCCCCAGGAGAGTGACGACCGGCGTCCACCAGGGGGCGCCGTAGGCGATCAAGGTCAGCGCGCCGAGGCCGCCGGTGAGCACGGCGAAGACGCTGGTGGCGATGCGCTCGCCGGTGAACATCGGCTTGCGGGTGAGAACGACATGCTTGTCCGAGAACGGGACCTTGACCTTCTCGCCCTTGCGGACGCCGCCCGCGCGGAACCGCATCCAGCGCGGGAAGCCCACGGTGGCCCAGCGCTTGCCGTCCATGACGACCAGCGGACACAGCGGGTGCGGCACGCCGGACAGCGTGCAGGCGTCGCCGATGAACCAGATGTGGCAGAGGCACCCGACGGTGAACGCGAGCGCCCACATCGGCGCCAGCGCGACGTGACCGGCGATCAGGCCCGCGTACACGGCGCCGCCGGTGAGCAGCGTCCCGAAGTTCGTGTGCGTGAACGTGCGGTGGATGGCCTCCGGCCTGTCCTTCTCGGTCCGGGTGGCCTGGTAGACGACGTGGCTGATCCACATGAACAGCTTGTTGAGCAGCCAGCTGACCGGACCCGCGACCTTCGAGATGAAGGCGGGCGGGTGGTCGATGTCCGGCCAGAGCGCGCCGATGCCGACGACGGCTGAGTACGCCACCGTGCGCGTGACAATCGCGGCCGGGGTAGCGGGCCCGCTCGTGGTCAGTTCGAGCGCTAGCGGCGCCGTGAGCAGCCCGGCCGCGACGCCGGAGAGGAAGTGCCCCTTCGCCATCACGGCAGCTTCTCCAGCTCCGCGCGGGCCTCGCGGATGGACTGCTCCATGTCCTCCAGCAGTCCCAACGCGGCCATGCAGTGGTTGTCTCGGGAGTGGCTGATCGACGAGGCGCCCAGCGCCCAGCCGACCTCGTCGCTCGCGCGGGCCGCCTTGTCCTGCAAGGTCGACATGACCTCTTCCAGCGGCGTAATCACTGGTTCTCCAGGGCGGTACGGAGGGCGTCCAGGTTGTCGCTCAAGTCCTTGACCAGGGTCAGCGCGGAGGCCAGGTACTCATCGGTGGACGGCGCCGTGGAGGCCCAGGCCGGGTGCTCCATGTAGGCCACGTCCACGGTCAGGTCGGAGACCATCTTGCGGATCTGCTCGACGTACTCGCCGGCGGAGACGTGCGCTTCGGGTTTCGTCATGGGGTCACTGTATCCCCCCATTCTGGGGGGACGCAATGGTCTATTCGATACCGAGCAGGCGTCGGTTCTCGATCACCCGCTGAACCATCGGCGTGTCCTCGCGAAAGATGCGGCCCGCTGGCGAACGCCACCGGCCGTCGGCGAGCCGGGCCCACTCGCTCGGGTGGCGGATGTCCGACCGCACCGTGCGGTCGCGCCGCCGCGGGGGCTGGCGAAGCTCGGTGTCGGGGTCGCCCGGCACCACGTCGGTGAGCGCGTCCAGGTCGTAGACCTCGCCCTTCCAGGCGGCGTAGCTGGCCAGCTGGACCTCGGTGAAGGCGCACTGGATGGCGGCGAGCAGCTCCCGCTGGTTCCGCGCCACGGCCGCCCAGCCGCGGGCCTGGGGCGAGGACACGCGCAGGCCGCCGTCCACCTGCTCCACGACGAGGGCCACCCGGCGCGCCTGGTGCGCGACCGCGGGCGGCCCCATCACCTCTTCGGTGACCTGGCGGCGGAGAGGGCTCGTCATCGGAACCGCCGGGACTCGCCTTGACGGCGGATCGTGTTGCCCAGGCCGACCGATGGACGTGTCGGCAGCGGCTGGACCGGCCGCGCGGGCGGCGGGTTGGCGGTGGCCGCGTCCGTCTTGGACAGCTCAGTGAGCCCGTGCACGTAGGCGTCCATCCGGTCCGGGCTGTCGAGCCCCTCCTTCCAGCTGACCAGCTGGTGCTGAAGCTCGGGAAACAGGCCGACGTGGTGCACCTTGCCGTACTCGTGCAGCGGCGCCACCATCTGCGCGCGGAACGTCTTCGTGCCCTTCGGCGTGATCGGCCGGATCGGGATACCGGTCTCCGGCAGCGCGAGCACCTTCGGCACCAGCGGCCACAGGTCGGCCAGGGACTTCTCCATGGCCAAGACCTCTTCGGGCTCAGCGTCGTCGCGCACGAGCTGCCGCGCGGCAACATGAATCAGCGCCTCGTCGGCCACGCGGGCGCGCTTGCCCGGCAGCTTCTTGAACGGGTCCAGCTCGAACAGCTTCAGCGCGTCGCGGCGGATGTCCTTCCAGGCCTGCCGGCCGCTCTTGCGGAGCTGGGACAGCGACCGCTCGTAGCGGATGGCGGTGGCATCGTGGCGGAGCGCGGCGAGGAAAGCGCGCCGGAACCACTGGCCGACGGTCATGTGCCCCGACTCGTCGGCGAGCAGGTAGAAGTGCTCATCCACACCGCGGGCCAAAGTGACGATGCCGGCCTCGTCGCCGTCGCCCTCGTTGTCCGCGGGGTCCACGAAGACCTCCGTGCGGAGCAGCTCCGGCGCGACCGGCACGCGGTGGTAGGCGATCCAGGCCAGCTGGAACACGCCGCCGGCGGGCGGGTGCGGGTCGGCGTCGTAGAGCGCGGCCCAGACCCACTCGCCAACTCGGCGGCGGATGTCGTCCCAGTCCGAGGGCTTCCGGCCTCGCGTGCTCACGAGGTACTCGCCGGCCTTGCGCCCCAGCGGGTCGTTGCTCTTGGCGATCGCGGGGATGACGAGCTGGTGGAAGTCCGGCCGCCGGCTCTGCTCGTCCTGCACGATGAGCCGGCCGATCAGGTCGTCCTCGTGCCAGCGGGTGCCGATGACCACCAGGAGCGCGCCGGGCGACAGCCGGGTGGACGCCACCGAGAGGTACCAATCCCACATCAGCTGTCGTTGCTGCGGGCTCCCGGCCTGCTGAGGCCCCTTCACCGCGTCGTCGATGATCAGCACGTCGGCGGATCGACCGGTGAGCGCGCCGCCCACGCCGACCGCGACCATGCCGCCGTTCCGCCGGCCGGGCGTGTCGGTCAGGGACCAGTTCGTTTGCTGCGCGCGGTCCGGGTCCAGGATCAGCCCCAGCTGGTCCTCCTGGTGGACGTAGTGGCGGTCGCCCTTGTACCCGGCGCCGTACGTCTCGATGGACTGGCGAACCGCGAGCGTCGAGCGGCCGGCCACGGACTGCTCATAGGAGGCGACCACGATCCGTCGCGTCGGGTCGCGCATGAGCAGCCACAGCGGGACCGCGGTGCCCATGCGCATCGTCTTGCCCTCCTGAGGAGGGGTGGAGATGATCCATCGGCGCTGGAAGCCGGAGTCTGCGGCGATCGCCACCTGATCGAGCGCGGTCATCATCTTCGTCTGGACGGTGTCGGGCTGGATGAACTTGGCGATGTGGCCCGGCGAGGGGAACCGCTCCAGGGCCTTCCGTCGACGGAGGATGCGATCGAGCCGGAGCTGAGCGAGGCGCCGCTCGCCGGGGTTCAGCTCGTCGAGCTTGCGGCGGACCTCCGACTCCAGGTCGATCACCCGACCTCCCCGGACTCGACGAGTTCGCCGTCCACGATGGTCGGATCGAGCTGGAGAACCCCGGCTTCGAGCAGCGCAGGGACCTGAGAACTCCGGTCCTCGATGAGACTCAGCACCTGAGAAACCGTCTCGTCGATGCGCTGGTTCGAGATCTGGATCTTCAGCTCCGCGTTGAGCCCGCACAGGTTGGCGATCCGGTCGACCACCCCGAGGATCACGCGCGCGGCCTTCTCGTCGCCGTTGAGCGCCTTCTCCATGAACACCTGCTTGAGCTGCCGCAACGTCTCCAGCTCGTTCGCCAGCTGGTTCTGCCGGAGCGAGAGGTCGCCCTCCATCGTCCGGGCCAGCTCTTCGTTGTAGAGCTTCGAGGCCTGGGGCTCCGTCATCGCCAGCTCTTTACCGGCGTCGGTGACGGTGTAGCCCTGGGCGACCAGGCGGAACAGCCGGGTCGCCTTGACCCTCGTCTCCGCGATCGTGGCGCGTGGCGCGCTGGCTTGCCGCGGGTTCACCGCTCGCAAGTTTGACTTCCTCGGTGGCACGTCGTCTCCCTCCAGGGTGAGATCAGGTCGGGAATCTCACGAGACGACGCGCGCCGGTAAGCACGCTGAGTCACGCATGGCGTGATCATAACCCCCCAAATTGGGGGTATGCCACTACGCCATGCGTGTCAGTACAGCTCTGCCCACTGGCGGAACGCATGCGGGGCGAAGGTCTTGGCACCCGCGGCAGCGTTGAACATCGAGACGACGCCCGTCAGCACCGCCGTGTCCGTCGACTTGCCCGCGGTGATGAAGCCTAGGCCTTGCTGGTTGAGCTTCGCGAACGGCGCGGTGTTGCCGACGTACACGTTCGCCGTGGTGATCGGGACGGACATCACCAGGTAAACGACGTAGCCGGCCGGAATCCACACGGGTCCGCTGATCGCCACGTCGATGATCGCGCTCGCGGTCGGCGTGAGCGTGCCGGACGCGACAACCTTCAACTTCGCCGGGTCCGCGCCGGCAAACAGCGTCCAAGCGCGCGACGCCGCGGTGGCCGACCCGGCGCCGGAGCGGAGACCGTAGTAGTAGCGGCCGGGCGACACGCCGATGAAGGTCGCGAAGCTGCCCGCGGCGGCTTCCGACGGGCTGGAGCCGGTGACGAGCGCGCGCTGGTAGGCCTGGATCGGCGGCTCGCCCTGAGGGTTGTAGCGGGGGAACGGCTGGTCCGCGCCCTGGCGTCCGAGGATGACCGGCTCCATCTGCGAGACGGTGTAGGCCGCCTGCACGAGCACGGCCGCCGGGACCGGGTGCGCCCCGTCGGCCGTGTAACCCGGGTTCCACTTCCACGAGGTCTGCGGATCGGCCATCAGCCCGCGCCAGTCGATCAGCCCGTCCAGCGGGTGTTGGCGCTCGCCCGTTTTGACCGTCGTCCCGTCGGCGAGTGCCAGTGTCGCGCCGTCCTGGGACAGCCACATCGAGATGAGACCGTAGATGGAGGTGAGATAGCTGGCGTCGTCGGTCGGATTCTGGGTGGTGTTGATGGCGCCGCCGTTAGTAAACCGCGACTGGTTTGCCGTGGTCGCCCAGGCATCCGAGCTGGCAGAGATCGGCGTGGGGTAGCCAGCGCGCACCGGCGGACCGGCCGCGTCGAGCATCTTCCACAGCGTGATCATATTCGCCTGGACCTGGGCGAACGTCAGGTTCGCGTTGATGTCGTTCATGCACAGGTTCGTCACGGTCGCCGTGCAGCGCGCCACCACGCTCATCTGCCACGGCGCGTTCCCCGGCACGTAGCAGCCCGCACGGTTGCCGCCCTGGGCGATCCGCCACCAGCTCGATCCGTCGACCGACCGCGGGAAGACACCGCACGGCTCGCCGTCTCGCACGTCGCCGCCGGTGCCCTGCATGAGACTGTCGCCGAACAGCGCGACGCACCGCTTGTTCGGGATGTTCCCGGTCACGGCGGTCGCGTACGGGATCTGCATCCAGGCCGACGCCACCGTGCTGCCGGAGGTGGTGGTGTTGCCGTTCGTCTGGGTCGTAATGCCCGTCTCGGTAAGCGCCGTCCCCGCGGTCGCGGCCGGGAGCGCAGTGGTGTTCAGGATGACCCAGTCGACGAACGGCGCGGTGTTGCTGGCGCCCGCGGCTCCGGCGTACGGCACGCGGTTCGTGGTGCTGCCCGTGTCGAACTCGCCGAGGACGGCGATGCAGTCGCCCTGCCGGGTGGTCTCCGAGAGCGGGATGGGCTGGGACCGCTTGTAGTCGCCCGCGGCGAAGAGAACGGTCCCCGCGGTGTCGGTCTGGTCTTCCCAGTTCACGACGTAGGTGTTGACCAGGCGCCAGTACGCCGATCCGGTGGCGGGGAGCTGGTTCGTCCCGGCCTGGATGGCGACCCACTTCGAGCCGCCCGAGACGACCTGATCGAGCAGGGCGTACGCGGTCGCGCTGCTCCAGGCCGTGCTGCCGGAGGTCATCCGCGGGTTGCCGGCCGGGTACTCGATGGCCATCCGCGAGGTGACCGAGTTCGGCCCCGGAATCTCACACGTAGCGTTCCCGGCCTGTGGCGTGTTCGACGTGGCGATATTCGCCCACTCCACCTGAAGGGTGTCGGCGCCGGAGGAGATCACCCGGAGCAGCTTTCGCGTGCCGAAGCGGCGGCCCTGCGGAAGCGTGCTGGCGGTGCCGCCGCCCATCCCGTTGAAGTGGCTCCCGTTGGCCACTGGAAGGAAGGTCTTCGCCGCCGCGTCGAGATAGCGGCGCGTCGCGGGCTCCGGGTTCGTGGCGGGCGCGACGACGCCGCCGAGGAAGCGCTGGGGCATCAGCCCACCAGGGTGAACTGGTACTGGTTGGTGGCGTAGCCGGTCGGCAGGTAGACGGTCAGGTTGTTCGCGTCGGTCACCGTCGGCGGCTTGTTGTCGGCCCACACCGTGTTGCCCGGGTCGCTGCCGGCGGAGCCGTAGCGGAGCCCGAAGATCGGGCAAACGTTGCTCAGGCCGTGGTTGATCGTCACCGGGACGAAGCCACCGCTGGCCGACCCGACGGTGAAGATCCCGCTCGTCGCGGTCGGGATAACGCCGGTGATCTTGCGCCCGACGATGCTTGTGTCGATGGCCGCCGAGCTGCCCGCACTGGCCGGGACCACAATGCCCAGGCCGGCATTGACGTTGACCTGGTTGCCGGACGCGGTGGTGCCGAAGCCGTTCGCCAGGACGAAGGCCGGGAACGGGTTCGTCCAGGTCTGCGCGTCGGTGTCGACGATGATCGCGCCGTTGGTGCCGGTGCCCGTCGCGGTCTGCATGTAGAGCACGCGGTTCGTGGCGTTGAAGGCTTCGACGATGGTGCCCGCGATCACGGCGCCGGTGTTGCCGGTCGGCGCGTCGGCCGGGCGGGTCATGGCGCTCGCCGCGGTGTTCCACACCCACAGGCCGTTCTGGCTGGCGGTGGTCTGGGCGGTCAGGAGGACGCGGTCACCGGCGATCATCGTCCGGCCGTTGATCGTGGCGCCCGGCGCGGTGATGGTGATGTTCGTCAGAGCCGCGATCGCCGCGTGCTCCTTGAAGTCCATGCCGACCTGGATCGCGGCCAGGGCCGTCTGGAACTGGGCATACTCGACGGCCTGACCGCCGACGGTGGCTGCCGCGAGGTTCGCGAACTGCTGCGAGTTCATGTCGACGGCGCCGTTCGGGGCAACCATCGAGGCCCAGCGGATCGCCTGCACCGCGGCCGTGAAGTCGCTGATGGTGCTCGCGGTTTGGGTGCCGTTCATGGTGCCGCGGTTGCGCAGGTCCACCGTCACGCCGTTGATCTGGACCTTGACGGTGTTGGCCGTGCTGTCGTACCAGATCCGGCCGTCGTTCGGCGTGGTACCCGGGTTGCCGGCGATCGTCTCCAGGAGCTGACCCAGGATGTGGTACCGGCCGGCCAGGTCGATGTCTGTCTCGAACTTCTGGGACATGATCAGCTCCTTACGAGCAGTACGCGCGACCGCTCACCGGGGCGCCGAATTGCAGGACGGTCGAATTCAGGTCCGGATCGAGCCGGTAGCGCCACCACAGGCCGTCGGCGGGGTCCTCGCGCGCGCCCACGCCTTCGAGGCACTGGATGACCGGCGGGTAGCCGAGGCCGTGCGGGATCACCCATTCCGCGCTGGCGAACGACTGCTCGAACTGGAAGACGCCGCTCGGCACGGTGGGTCCGGTTCCGGAGTCGCCCGGCGGGATGTGCACGAGCAGGTCGCGAAGCTCGTAGTCGCCGCCGTCCGGCATCCGGATGGCCCACTTCTGGCCGCCGGGCGCGCACGTCTCGTCGACTACGTAGTAGGTGTCGGCCTGCTCGAACTCGGTGTTCGCGAGGAGGCTAGCCACCCACGCGCCGCTGGTGCCCGTATCGACGGCGACCGCCTGGAGCACCTCCCCGAGTCCGTTGAGGAGAAACGGGTTTCGCGGGGCGATCAGCGAGATCTTCACCGTGACGTTCTGGAGGGCGCGGCCGGCTCCGTCCGTCAGCTCGTTCCTGACTGTTCCGATCACCGGGTCCGGCATCGTCCACCTCCTCGACTTCGAGGATCACTGTAGGGGTGGTGCGCTGCTCGGGGTCGTCAGAGCGCGGAACGACCTCGGTCGCGGTGCGCTTGACGTACCGGTGGTTGTCGTCCGGCCAGATGCCCGCGGCGGTGAGCCCGTCGAGCACCGGCTTCAGGGTGTCGGAGGGGTTGTCCGAGTCGGCCCGGCGGTCGCTGCCCGGGTACCAGAGCAGCGTCACGTTCACGCGGCCGACGGGGAAGAAGTCACGGGTCTGCTGCCAGTACTTGCCGAGGTAGAAGAGGTCTTGGGCGACCTCGCGGTACTCCTTGTGCGCCGGCGCCCAGTGCTTGCGCCGGTTCGCGGACAGCGGCGGGCGCTGATACGGAAGCTCGAACACCCACCGCCGTCCCACGTCAGACCGTCACAGCGGGCTTGGCGACCGTGCCACCGGAGCTGTTCACCGGCGCCGTGACCTGGGTCCGCACGAGCAGGCTCAGCACCGCCTGGACCATAAGCATGATCTCGACCTGCTGTTCGGGGGCGAGCTTCAGTCCGAACGCCAGGCTCAGCGCGATGCCGGCCTTGAACAGGCCGGTGATCGCCGGGACCGCGGTGCCGTCGCGCACCACCACCGCCTGGATCACGCCGACGATCGCCACGGCGAACGCGGAGATCACGCCCTGGGTGTCGATGCTGATCGGGAAGAAGAACGCGCTCACGAACTGAACGATGGCCGCGACGAGCGCGAGCCACAGCACGGGGTCTCTGCCGAAGATCTTCAACTTCGTTGCCTTCCTACTTCGTCGTGTAGACCAAGTTCGAGGCCGTCGGCCCCGCACAGACGTAGTCCCAGCTGATCGACTCACAGCCATCAGGGACCTGCCACCAGGCGCGTGTGTTCGCGGCCAGCGCGTCGAGGTGAATGGGCGCGTGGACGCCGTTGAGGTAGACGTTCAGGTCGGTGATGTCGTTGTAACCGCTCGACAGCGAGAACCACACCTCGTCGACGACCTGGCTCTTCTTGGCCGTCTCGATGGTGCGGTGCCGGTACTGCCGCGCCGCGCCGCCGGGGGCGTAGCTCTCCGGGGCCATTCCGGACATGTCGTTACCTCCGATGATCGGTGCGGCGTGCACCGCGAGCGGCGCCTCCCCGCTGTTCAGGTCCACGCCGGAGGCCTGGATGCCCGCGACGGCGCCCGTGGAGCTGTGCTGCCACGTGCGGTAGGGGTTCTTCGGCTGGGCGCCGTAGCGGGCGATCCAGGGCCACGTGTCCGGCACCGCGGCGCGCACGGCCGCGAGGATGTAGCCCATCATCGAGTCGTTCGCGTAGAAGACGGGCACCTGACCGTTCGCCACGGCCTCGGTGAGCCACTCGATCGCGAAGGCCGTAGCCGCCGCGCCCGGCACGAACGGACTCTCCAGGTCCAGCGCCGGCGAGAGGTCGATGGCGCCGCGCCCGACCGCCGTACGGAGTAGGAGCTGGTACTGGTCCCGCGCGGAGCCGGGCTGGGCGTAGCCGTAGCCGCCGATGGCGAGCCCGGCCGCGTGCGCCCGCATCGGCCAGTCCAGGGTGTCGCGCAGGGTGAGCCCGTCGGTCATCTTGAAGTAGGCAAAGGAGTACCCAGCGCGCACGACGGCGCCGAAGTCGTTGATCGTCTGGTACTTCGGGTACGCGTCGAAACCCTGGGCCACGTCAGCTCACCACCGGAACCGAGCAGTCGCCATGGTTCGCCAGGAGCGTCTGCATGTCGGCGAAGGAAATCCGGCAGCGACCACTCAGGCCCCACGACGGGCCCCACGAGTTCGTCAGCTCGATCTCTTGGTTTGTGAAGTCGATGCCGGTCCCGTCGAGCTGGTGGCCGCCGGCGAGCCCCGAGGACTGGTCGACGTGGATACGGCCGTACTTGTCCGGGGTGAACATCGAGTTGTACCAGGGAACGCCGAACGAAACCGGGTCGACCTGGAGCAGCTTCTTCACCGTGGTGAAGGAGAACGCGTGCTTGTAGCCGGAGATCAAGCCCATCTTGCGGAGCAGCTTCATCGACCACAGGCCGGTGCTGCCCGTGTCGTCCGGCGGGTAGGACCCGGGAATCTGGGCGTTGTCGAGCGCGGTCTCCTGCTCGTAGAACTTGATCGCGTCGGCGCCGCTGTACTTGAAGCTGGTCCGGTAGAACGGCTCCGTCATCATCACGCCCAGCGCGGCGAACGCCGTGCACGCGCCCAGCTGGCCCTGGTCCCAGACCGGCGCGACCCGCTTGTGGAAGGTCGTCACCTCCTTGGTGACGTGCTCGACGAGGTCGGCAGCGTTGTAGTTCAGCGAGCGCGCATCGTGCAGGACGTGCCGGCCCAAGCCGGGCTTCTGCTCCAGCAGATGGAAGTACGTGCCGCGGACGTGCGGCACGCCCAGGTCGTCATCCCCATCGGCCGGCCGGACCTGGTCGGCATAGTCGGCCACGCCGTCGCCGTCCGTGTCGGTGTGCTTTGCCATGGTGGTTACCTCCGAGGGAAGCGTACGTGCTCTCCCCCCAGTTCTGGGGGGAGAGCACGGTGGTCAGCGCGGGGTTTCGGGGCGATCCCAGTACTCGCCGTTCGGACGCCACGGCAGCATGCCCGGGTGACCGCGCACGAGCCCCGTCGGCCAGTCCCGCTCCTCGCGCTGGCCGCGCCAGGAGATGAACTCCGCGGCGGTCGGGTCGTGCTCACCGCGGCGAAGGCCGAACCCGAACTCCGGCCAGCCGAGGTACAGCGACGAGCCGCGGGGACGCATGACCCGGCGGCCGGAGCCGTCCTTGCCGTTGCCGGCGTGGGCCTCGGTGATGATCGCGCACCCGTGGCGGGCCCGGATGTTGTCAAGCACCTGGACGATCGCCCGCGCGGCCTGTGAGCTGTTCTCGTCCTCGTGGTGCAGCTTGTAGAGCGGGCCGACGGCGAGGATGTCCGGCGAGGTCTTGGCCACAAAGCGCTCCAGGCGGGCCACGTCGCCGCCCTTGAGCAGGTCGATGCCCTCGGTGGCGAAGTCCATGTAGAGCTGCTTCTCCCAGCTCAGCGACGGAAGGCCGATGGCTCCACGGCACGAGTCGACGAGCTGGATCATCCGGCGGTACCGGCGCTTGCTCTGGCTCTTGGTGTTCTCGCAGTCGATCACCGTCACGCGGAGCGCGCTCTCGCCGTCGTAGATCGGCTCACCGCGGAACGGATGCAATCCGGCCGCGAGGCAGCACAAGATCTGGGCGACCAGCTCGGTTTTGCCGAAGCCCTCTTCGCCGGTGATGACCATCCGGTCCATGCGCTCGATCAGGCCCGGCACCAGCCAGTCATATTCGATCTTCTCCGAGAGCAGGTCGGCCAGCGTGAACGGCTCGTCTTGATCGGCAGGGACTGCCAGCTCCTCGATCTCGTCGACCGCGAGCCGGAGCTGCGCCGCCGCCGCCGTGACCGGCAGCGAATCTCCTGCCTCCCACTCGGCATCGAGCCGCTGCATCAGCCGGTCGCACTCTTCCGCGAGCCGACGGCGGCCGTACAGCTCGCACACCCGGGAGGCGTAGCTGGCGGCGTTCCCGGGGTAGCTGTCGTGCTGGATGATCGTGGCCAGGTCGCCCGCGGGAATGCGGGAGACGAGGCCCTGATCGAGGATGATCGTGAGGACGGTGTTCGCGTCCACCTCGTCGCCGCGGATGATCATGTCGCGGATGATGCCGGCCAACACCTGGTGCTGGATTCCATAGAAGGCCTCCGGCGGCACGGACAGGAAGTGCGGCTGCACGACCAGCGGGTTCCGGAACAGCGCGCTGAGCAGGGCCCGCTCGTTCATCACGTCGTGTGCGTTTCGTGCCACGTCAGACTCCCTCGACTTCGGTGCCGTTGCGGAACGGCTGACCCATCAGCACGCACATCAGGCCACGCCGGTAGTACTTGATCCACTGCTTGCGGTCGGCCAGCTGGAACGCCTCCGGGTTCATGCCCGGCGGCGCGCTCTTCGGGTGCGGCGCCTCGTACGTGCGGCCGGTGCGCGCGGCCACCTCTTCGGCGGCACCAGCGTGGTACTGCTCCAGGAGCCACGCCTCAGCCTCGTCGGCGGTCATCACCGGTGCGCCGTCGAACCCTGCCGTCCGGCACTCCGCGGACTCCCACACGTCACCCTTGAGCCAGCGCTCGAAGTCCTTCCGGAACTTCGCGTCCGGGTGAGCGGCGAGGTACGGCGGGATAGCGGCCTGGATCATCTCGACGGTGGTGCGCTGGATCGCGCGAGCCCACTCAGCCCACGCCGTCCTCTTCGCGCCCTTCAGTCCGTAGGCCTTCCAAGCCGCTTCGAAGTCGTCGGAATAGGCCACTTGAACGCGAGTCTTCTTCTCAGTCTTCTCAAGATCAGTCTTCTTATTTATCGACTGGTTATCCGTGGACGGATTTTCAGTCGACGGTCCGACCTGGGGGTCTGTGGTGTTTTCGCTGGTCGCGTCCACCGACTGAAAACCCGTAGACGGTGAACCCGTCAGCGGTCGCGTCTCGGGGTTATCGGTGACCTGCCACGTCCACGTCCACAGTCCGCCGTCACCGGCGCGCTTGGTGCGGAGCAGGTAGCCCGTGTCCTCCAGCTGCTTCAAGGCGTTGGTCACGGCGTCGCGGCCCTCGACGCATGAGCGGTCCAGCTGGCCACGATCGAGCTGCCAGCCGTCCGGCAGGGAGATCATGTACCCGAGCAGGCAGCGCGCGAGCGCCTTCAGCGGAACGGGGAGCTGGCCGCGCTGGAAGGCGTTGGCCACGATGGTGTACTGGTCCGCGGGCAACGGCGCACGGCGGAGGGTGAACTCGCCGTTCATGCCGACTCGCCACCCTGAGGTGCGAAAATGTCGGCGGGGATGGTTACAATCAAGGCACGTGCCCTTCGCTTAGCTAATTGTCGGTGGTACGGGTCCTTGGCCGGACGAAGTTCGAAGCGTGAAAGAGCCGGGTCCTTGTCGGAGGGACCCGGCTCTTCGCGTTGCTAGGGGGGTAACGTCTTCACGGCTTGGCCTTCCGTACGAGTCGGAGGGCCAAGCCCTCCACGGGGGTTCTCCGAGCATAGGCCGGGAACGGCCGTTCTCCGCCGGACTCCACGGCGCGTCGGCGATCACCCATCAGAACAGGCTCTGCACTGGCTGCACGCCGCCGTCGGGCTTCCTCTCCTCGCCGGCCAGGTCCCGCGCCGCGCTCGCTCCGGCCGCGGTCAGCGTCCACAGCTGCCAGTCCGATCCCTTGTGCCGTCGAGTGATTCCGAGACCGTCGGCGGTCAGCACCGGCGCCACGAGCCAGCCGTCCACCAGCTCGCCTCGCCGCGGGCGCTCCGAGTTCTGGTCCATCTCCAGCCGCTCCTGGATCTCGAAGTCGGTCAGGTCTCCCCAGCGGTACAGCGCGAGCAGCACCGCGGCGCGCTGGGTCCCGCTCCGCGGCCGGATCGCGGCGGCCGTGGCCCGGCTCGTCGGCAGCGCATCGGCGCGCACCTTGCCCTCGCGGTTGCCCGCGGCGGTGGTGCGAATCTGGTCCTGGCCGTCGGCGAGCCGCTGGATGATGCAGTCGACCTCCAGGCGGAGACCGGCGGCCACCTGGCGAAGGTCGCCCGGCGTCCGAACCTGGTCAAGGTCGCGGGCGAGGTCGCGGGCTCGCTCGGCGCACTTCATCGCCTCGTCGAAGTGGGTCACGATGTCAGCTCCACGCGGATATTGACGCGGTTGCCGTCCGGCGTGATCGCGTCGAAGTCCGACCAGTCCGGCGCGTTGAACAGGCTGCCGGTCTGGATAGCCGGCTCCTCGCCGGAGCTGAGCTGGTTCCACACCCACTTCGCGGCGTCTTCCTGGAGTTCGGCCTTCGTGGCGTGGGAGTTTGCGGCCATGATCTATTTCTCCTCGGGGTCGTGACGAATGATCCTGACGTGCTCCTGGGGGCGAAGGCCCCACTCTTCTGCCAGCGCGAAGCCGTGCTGGGTGACGTTCTCGCCGACGACGTAGCCGGCGGCGACCAGCTCGAAGTACGCGAGCAGGAGCGGCACCTCGAAAAGCTCGTCGGCGGGCGGCGCATATTTCCGGATGGGGTGCCCGGCCCAGGCGTAGATCCGGCCGTTGACGATCTCCTTGAGCATGGCCAAGCGCGTCTTGGTCTGCTCGAACGGCGGCGCTTCGGTCACTTCACCAGCCTCCATTCCCGCGCGGCGGCGAAGCCCTTCGGCGTGTAGTAGTGGGCGATGATCAGACCGGCCTCGACCAGCTCGCGGTACGTCTCCTGGCCGCGGAGATCGAGCTTCCCGAAGTCGACGTGCGCGGGCTGGTCATCGGTGATGAGGAGGTCGCCACGGATGGCGAGCATGAGCACGGCGGCGCGCTGGGGCGTCCGCTCGAAAGGCCTCGGCTTAGCCATGGAATGTCCACCACCCGTCGAATCCCTCGGGGACGGCGGGGAAGGCGTCGAGCATCGGCCGGAGGAGGTCCAGGTCATCCTGCATCGCCGAGGGCGCCTGCTCGCCCCAGTACCCCTCGCCGTCCCAGCGGCCCGTGGTGGTGCCGCCGTAGCGGCCATCGTCGTGAGCCTGGAGGAACTGCTCAGCGGTGGTCGGCTCCACGTCCTGGTAGTCCCACAGGTATCCGATGCAGGCCATGGTGATGCCCTTGCGGCGACGGAACCAGACCGCAGTGACCCCGCAATCCCAGTACCCGCCATTCTGGGTGGACTTGAACTGCTTGATCAGGCTGCTCAGGTCGACCGCGTACGGCCGGTGGCTCATGAGGAACTTCGCCTCGCGCTTCACTGGTCGCCCCCAGCCGGTGCTCCGGTGACGATCTCTTCGGCGAAGACGAGCAGCGACGGAAGATCCTCGTCGTCGAGCACGGTCCACGGGTCGCTGCCGTGCTGGCGAGCCTGGACGGTCCACCGGTTCGCGTTGTCGCAAAAGACCTGGATCAGCGGCTCCTCGATCATGATTCACCGTCCACTGTGTCCGGAGTGAACCATCCGACCAGAACCTTACGAATGCGCTCTTCGAGGTTTTCGGCACTGACGAAACGCCGGGAGTTGACCTCGTCGAACGTCACCAAGGTGTTTCCCTGCTTCACGCACGCAGGACAGATGTCGACCTTCGAGTAGTCGCCCCCCTTGAGGTATCGACCGATCCACCCGGAAGTGCGGATGGCGGCGCGAGCCATCGCGAGCGTGCGATCCGTGGAGACCTCCCGATCTCCGCAGACATCGCACGTGATGGTCGCCTCGTAGGTGACCTTCAGGAGGCCGGTCATTCCCCCTCCAGGATTGCCCGGAGACGGTCGAAGCCCTGGAGCTTGTCCTGGATCACGCCGCGCTCGTAGTCCTCGAACACGGTGCGGGCCTCGGCGATCGTCTTCTCGTCTGCCTCGAACTTCTCGACGATCTCGACGATGTCCATGATGTATTCGCCCATTACTCCCCCTTCGGGAACGTGCGCGTGACGGAGGTCCCGCGCTCTTTGATGATCTTCGTGTGGGCATCGGTGACGGTGGCGCTGACCTGGTCCAGCTCCGCCTGAGCCAGCTCCGCCTGGAGCTTCTTGACCTTGGTCACCTGGGGCTCGAACTTGCCCAGGCCGACGAACGTCTTCATCACGTCGGCGAGCAGCCCGGCGAGCAGTTCGCGCGAGCGATCGCCCTGGCCGGAGAACTCCGCCTGGAACAGCTCGAACAGCCGGGCCTTCGCGTCCGGCGTCTCGATGTGCGCCGCCGCGACCGCGGAGACCAGCGCGTCCAGGTCGAACCGGTGCTCGTTGATCAGGTCGGGCCGGACGGTGATGGTGCTGCCGTCGGTGTCGACGATCGCCAGCGAGCCGTTCGGCACGCCGTCGGAGTCCCCGTTCACTGTGAGGAGCGCGTGCTCGCGGAGCACGTCCTTCACGGTGCGGGCGGTATCAGTGAAGGCGCGGCCGTAGTCGGTGAGCGTCTCGTTCATAGCGCCGAAGCGGCGCACCAGTGCGGCGGCGTCCTCCGGCGTCTTGATCTGCCCGGCCTTGGCCAGCTCGTCGGCGAGCACCGAATCCACGCCGTCGCGGAGAGCGCGGCGGAGGTCAGGCGTTGCGGGCAGCTGACGGCCGTCGTGCAGGACCAGTTCGTTCTCGTCGGTCACTTGCGGTTCAGTCCCTTCGAGTACTCCACGAGCACGTCGCGCGTGGGGTCGTAGTCGGTGGTGTCGAGGACTACGGCGACGACACAGCACGCGCACGAGCCGGAGATGGTGCGGCCGTCGCGTGTCGGGATGTAGATGGTGGCCTCGATGACGTTCCCGATCACCGAGCAGACGGGGCAGGCGGCGCCGTAGTCGTCGACCTGGTCGGCCCAGACTTCGCGGTATTCCACGGTGACGGACGGGCTGCCGGTGAGGCTGATCGTGGTGGACATGGGTTGATCGTACCCCCCATTTTGGGGGGACACAAGTAACCCCCCGGTATCCGCGGCCGGGGGGTTACTTCTCAAGCTGGAGCGCGAGGCCTGCACACCTCGTGGCCGCTCCGTCGGATCAGAAAGGCGGCTCGTCGGGGAAGCCGGCGCCGCCGCTACCACCGCCGCGGGAGAAGCCGCCGCCCTGAGGCGCACTGCCCCACGGGTCGTCGGCGGGCGGGCGACCGCCGTACTGCCCGCCGCCCTGGTTCCCGCGGTTCTGCTGGCGCTCGTAGCCATCCCCGCCGCCGCGCTGCACGCGCTTCACGGCGACCTGAGCCCAGCGAAGCTCGGGGCCGATGCCGTCCACCTGAACCTCCAGGGTGAACCGCTTGCCGCCCTCCTTGTCCTCCCAGGGGCGGTTCTCCAGGCGCCCGGTCACGATGACGCGGTCGCCCTTGCTGAGGCTCTCCGCGACGTTCTCAGCCTCTTCGCGCCAGATGTTGCAGCGGTACCAGGTCGTGTCGCCGTCGAGCCATTCGCCGGCCTGGTTCTTCTTCCGCGCGCCGACGGCGACGCTGATCGTGCAGACGGCCAGGCCGCCCGACGTGAACCGCAGCTCCGGGTCGCCGCCAAGGCTCCCGATGAAGGTGATGGTGGCCTCTCCAGCCATGACGTTCTTCCTCTCGATGGTGCTGCTTGGGCAGGACGGTCAGTGCTCCCAGGGCCGCGCTGGGGGTGGCTCCTGGTTCCGGGGCGACGTGCCCAGGGTGTTCCCCATGCTGACGCCCAGCGAGCGGGCGACGGACTGGAAGCCGGACAGCTGGGAGCGGAGGTTGTGCTGGTTCCCCTGGAGCGCCTTGACCAGCATTTTCGCCTCGCCGGCCTCGTACTGCTCGTCCGCCGACGCGAGCCAGGCCTCTGCCTCTTGCTGCTTCTGGTTCTTCGCGTCCGACTTGGCCAGCGCGAGGTTGTACTTCAGGTTGAGATCGTGCTCCGCGGCGTGCAGGCGGCCCATCTGCTGACGGAGGAACACCTCGCTGTTCTCCAGCTGCTCCAGGATGGAGACGATCTTCAGCTCCACGTCCTGGGGCGTGTAGAGCACGGTCGGGTCCAGCGCGGGCAATTTCTTCGTCAGCGGGTCCAGGGTGTGCTCGCCCTCGCGTGGGACGATGGGCACGCCGGTACCGGGCCTCGGTGCCTCGCGCCGGGCGAGATCCGTGCTTACGGTGTCCGGCTCGCCCGGCTTCGGCCCGTCGTACAGCCCGGCGCGGAATTCCTGGCCGTAATCCAGCGGCACCGCCTGAGCCTCGTCGGGCTCGTCCGGGTACCGATCGGCATCAGCTTCGTGGACGGTGATCGGCGGCGTCTCCTCGTCGACCAGCTCGCCGCCCTTGATCTCGGCAGGCACCGCAGCGATGACCTCCTCGACGACCTCGGCATCCACCGGCTCGTGCTCAACGGCGTCCTGAGTGGACTGTCCGTATACTCCGAAGGCGCCCTGCACCACGGCCTCCTTGCTCGCGTAGTCGTCCTGCACGGGCTCGCCCGCGACGCTCCGGGCCTCAGCCTCAGCCTCGACCTTGCGCCGGGCAGCGTCCACCTTCTCCTGGGCGTCACGCTTCATCCGGACCGACAGCGGCTCTTCCTCGAACTCCGGCAGCTCGTACTCGACAGCGTCGGGCGGCTCGTCTTCCATCGGGAAGCCCAGCGTCTCGCCGCACGCGCAGACGAAGCCGTCGGTGGCACTGAAGCTCGTGGAGCCCTCGTGGTCGGCGTGCTCCGGCCAGTACTCGGCGATCTTGTTGCTCGTCACTGGGCACCACCGGCGGGCATCGCGGTGTTCGGGTCGATGCCGAAGTTCCCCAGGCGCGCGCGGATGTGCTTCTCCAGCGGCAGGCCGCCAACCTCGAACCCGAGCATGCCGCGCTGGGCGGAGTAGGCGTGCACCTGGTTGATCCGCTCCACGGTCAGCTCCGGGTCGTTCAGCTGACGGCCGACCCAGTCGGAGAACTCGATGCGCTTCTCCGGCGTCAGGCTGCCCTCGGGCGCGCCGGTGGTGTCGCCGCGCTGCCCCGCCTGGCGCCGCTCGCGGGCCTCGGACTGGGCGCGCTGGTAACCCTGGCCGCCGCCGGTCGGCTGGGCGAAGTCACCGGGGCGCTCGCTGTCCGGGTCCGGGTCGTCGGTGGCGATCATGAACGCCTGGGTCAGCGCGCTCTTCATGGCCATGGTCATCGCCTTGGCCGAAGACTTGTCGCTGGAGTCCTTGCCCTCGCCGATCGAGCCGACCGTCAGCGTGGTGCCGTCGACCAGGCTCGTGAAGGTGTACTCCATCGTCAGCCACACCGAGGTCCACATGGTGTAGCCGGAGCCCTCCTTGTACGGCTTCTTGTCCTCGGACCGCTCGCGCGAGACCACGCGGGACTGGACGAACACACCGTGGTCACGGAAGGCCTGCCCCAGCGCGGCGGCGGTGTCCTCGAACCGGCGGAAGGCGTACTTCGTGCCACCACTCCGCTTGCCGTCGTCGTACTGCCCGGCCTTGGGAACGTAGGTGACTTGCTGCATGACGGCCGCGACGGCGGCGAGGATCTTGGGCGCGCTGTCGGGCGCGCTGTCCTGGGCAGGCACGGTGTGTTACTCGCTCTCGTTCGGGTTGATGATGACGCCCTTGTCGACGTAGATCTTGAGCAAGTCCTCGACGGTCGCGGGGACGGACTTCCCCGCGGCCTCGATGCTCTTGAACGCGGCCGTCTTCTGGTCGCGGGGCACGCGAAAGCGGATGCGCTCCCGGTCCTCGCCGTACTCGCGCGGCTTGATCTTGCCCACGCCCAGTTCGCGCGCCTCGTCGCTGTCGGTGCTGAGAACCTCGGTCGGGTACTCGATACCGGCGGCGGCGTCGCGCGCGGCCTGCTCGGTGGGGAAGACGGTGCCTTCCCACCGCGGCTTCTTGTGCTGGGTCACGGCGATGACCCAACCCACGATGGGCACCGCTTCGGCGGCAGCCTGGAACAGGGCGGCGCGTGCCACGCTGGCCAAGGTCTGACCCTGAAGAAGTGCCCGCTTCATGGCGGCCTCGTACACGTCCAGCTGAATCCACAGCTCGACGGACACGCGGCCGGCCTCCTCCGGGGCTGTCGTTGCGTTGTCCATACGAGCATCTTACCCCCTATGATGGGGGGTAACACAAGCCCGACACCTGGAGTGATCATGGCCAAACGGCCTGCCCCGAACTGGCGTGAACTGCGCGAACGGCTCTGGATGCGCAGCAACGGGTATTGCGAGGTCAGCGGTGTGCCGCTCGACTTCGACACCTTCGACGCGCACCACCGGCGGAACAAGCAGATGGGCGGCACGTACCGCCTGGACACCGACACCCTGGCCAACCTGATCGCGGTGGACCCGATCGTGCACAACGGCCACCGGAACTCCGTGCACCAGGCGGCCGGGTGGTCCAGGCCGCGCGGTTACCTGCTTCACGGCAACTCGGTACCCAGCGAAGAGCCGATCCTCTACAAGGGCCGTACGTGGCTGGTGCTGCATGCCGACGGCACCCACGAGGTGCTTGATATCCACGACCCTCGACTCCCATCCCCGCTCTACCCCTTCGAGAAGCGCGGACCCGGCGGCCAGTACGTCGGTTTCTGCGGGTAGGCAACGAGAAGCCCCCACTCCTCGCCGTAGGAGTGGGGGCCTCATCGTCACCATGCCTGCCCAGGCACGAGCCACCTTGTCCAGGGGGGCCGGACCCAAGTGTAAGGCTCGATCAGCTGAAAGTGCGCAGGGTAAGCGTCTGTTTCAGGCCCGACTTTGCGTCGCCTACCTCGTTGATTCCGACCATCGACGCGTAGATCGGGCCACCCATCCCGCCCGCGTCGTCGATCGTCACCACGTCCTGGAGCTGGAGCCGCGGGTCGCCGACGATGCTCGCGCTCTGGAAGTAGGGCTGAGCCTGCTTCACGTCGGCGAGCAGCGACGGCGCGAGCAGGCCGCCGATGGTCAGCGCGTCCTGGTGCCAATCATCCTGGGGCAGCGAGAGGTTCCGATCGCCGAACTGGGCCTGGCTGGCGGAGTCCATGATCGAAGCAGAGCCCGAGGAATCGGCCACCAAGATGATCCCCTTCACGTGCAGGAACGGCGTCGTGTCCTCCACCGATTCCTGCATGGTAGTCGCGGCGTCGTTGGTGATGAACACGCGCATGTGCCGCTGGTTCTGGTCGCCGGTGGACCAGCCGGCCCAGGCGTAGACGTTCACGCCGGTGCCGACCGGCGGGCAGCCGCTCGGGTCGCCGTTGTTGCCGGGCTGGTGGCCGGCGTAGCCGTCGAGCCAGAAGTCCGGCTTGTAGAAGTTCATCACGTCCTTGCAGGCGAAGGCGCCGCCGGAGATGCTGCCCTGGGTCTGGGGGTGCCAGCTCACCTGACCCACGCGGATGGACTGCACTCCGGACAGCGTGATCACGCCGGTGCGCGTGGAGTGCGCGCCGGTGAGCCACTGGCCGGGGTCGGTGGTGGCGTAGGCAACGCCGTCCTGGGCCACCTTCGTCTGGACGAAGTACGTGATCCGGTTGATGATCGAATCGAAGGTGGTCTGCGGGTTGATCTCGTCCATGTCGTCGATGCTCAGCGTCCGCACCGAAAGGCCGCCGGAGTGCTTGGCCTGGATGTTCAGCCGGTTGGCGAAGTGCATCACCCCGAACTCGTCGACGAACAGGGCGCCCATGTCCGCTGAGCTGGACGCCTTGAGCACCTCCCAGGACTCCACGCTCTGGAGGTCCGGCATCCAGTTCAGCCGCATGACCGAGGTGTCGATCTGGGCTCGCGGGTTCGCCTGGTCCTTCGGCCAGGTGACGCTGCCGGATGCGGTGTCCGGCATCCACCAGAGCTGCCAGTACTGGCACGGGCCGTTGATGGCCAGCGTGACGTAGTTGGTGTTCGTCGTGTCGAACCCGCGGGTGACCGAGGTGATGCCGCCCGACGTTCCGCCGGTGCCGCGGTTGGTGATCGTGCCGTCCACGTTCGAGAAGAGCGTGATCGAGGTCGACACGAACGAGTAGTCGACGGCGATGTAGTGCCAGCCGGTGGTGAGCCCCGACGGCGTGAAGGACCAGTTCCACATCTTGACCTGGCCGGAGTTCTGCACGTAGCCGGTGACGAGCCCGGTCTGGTGCGAAACGGACAGCGACATCAGCGCCGGCTGAGCCTCGGTAGGCGACCGCCGCTGCTCCAGGAGCACCGTCATCGAGCTGGTCTGGGCGATGGCTGAATCGATGTACACCCAGCCGCCCAGCGCGAGCTGGTTCGCGCCGTTGGTCGGCGCCGGGGCGGCCACGAGCACTGCGGCGGACGTGTGGGCGGCGCACGTATTGAACAGCCTGAGTCCGGTCGGATCGAGCCCGCGCGGCTTCAAGGCCTGCCCGTACCGACCGGGGACGTAGTTGTCGGTCGGGTAGCCCGTCGACGAGTCGGGCGCCGGCGGGGTGATGTAGGACGAGACGTTGAAGCTCGACCCGTTGTTGATCAGGTCGGCATCCTCGATTCCGATGGTCCCGATCTCCGGCAGGAAGCCGTGGCACAGCGGCCAGCTCAGCACCGCGTTCGCGTGCGGCGCCGGGCCCTCGTAGACGCCGGAGCTACGGAGCGTGTACTCCAGCACCCACGACAGCGGCAGCGTGCCGCGGTCGACGCTGATGCCGTACTTCGGCCCGGCGCCCTGGGCCCACACGGGCAGCGTGACCGGGTTGGTCAGGATGCCGGACAGGTCGGTGCACGTCACGACCACGTTGCCGTCCTTGCGGCTGGGCAGCGCGCCCTGGATGAAGCCGGTGAAGCGCCGGATCGCCGTGGTTCCGGTGGACGTTTTGACGAGCAGGTTCAGGTACATCGGGGTGCCGACGGCGCCGATGGTGCCCGGCCAGAATCCGGAGTAGGGCGAGAACATCCGCCACACCGGCGTGCCGTCGGCCACGACGCCCTCCAGGGTGATCTGGAGCTGGGCTCCGGAGTACCCCTCGGTCACTTCGAGCTTGTCGGGGAACGCGCCGGTCAGCTGCCGGTCGATCGTGTACGACGAGTAGTTGTCGGACAGGTCGTTGTTGGCGTAGCTGTAGCTGCCGTCGCGCTGCCAGTCGAACCTCAGCTCCACGCCGAAGTACCGCTTCTGGCCGGGCGCGAGCGCGTCGGCCAGCGCGAGCGAGGTGGGCGACCCGTCGTTGAATTGCATGGTGCCTCCGGCGTCAGGCTTCGAGCAGGGCCAGCGAGCCGGACGTGCGGGTGCCCAGGTACTCGCTGTGCTGGGGGAAGTCGTTCACGATGACCTTCGGCACGCCGGTCCCGAGGACCCAGGCCCGCGGCGTATCCGTGGTGGCGCGCTGCCCCTCCAGCTGGCAGGCCAGCACCACCGTGGTTCCGGCGGCCGTCAGGTTGAAGGTCGGCATGACGGCCTGGACGGTGCCGTTGGTGGGCACGGTGTAGCGGATGTACTTCCGGGTGGCGTCCGTCGGGTCGGTGAGCACGGTGACCGTGACCGTGACGGGGCTGCTCGCCGGCGTGGCGTAGGTCAGGATGCCGGGCGTGGCGGAGCCGGAGATCAAGTAGAAGCTGAATATCACCGTCTCGCCGGGGATCACCGGGATCACCGTCTTGCCGCACGCCGTCGCGCCCGCCGCCGTCGCCACCCACTTCGCGGCGAAGGACGGCCCCGGCGTCGTCTCGGTAGTGGTGGTCACGTCGACTCGCTGGCTCGTGAGCATCAGCTTCGTATTCGCCTGGGCGGAGACGACGCCGTTCGGCGCCACGAACGGCACGGTGCGCGCGTAGCTCGACATCGTGTCGGCGACCGCCGCGTGCAGCATGTTCATCCGCCGCGGGTCGCGCAGGAAGTACGGCCCCGCGATCGAGCCGCGGTACAGCATCTCGAACCAGCTCAGCGCCCGTCGGTCCATGCCGTCCAGCGGGATGTTGAACGAGCGCTTCCAGCCGAACACGTCCTTCGTGTGCATCCCGGACAGCGGCTCCTGGAGCGCGCCGAACTCCACCATGCCGGAGTCGAAACCGTCCGCGCCCACGTCCATCGCCATCAGCCGTCCGTACGGTCCGACGTAGATCAGGCCCATGGCTTCACCTCCTGGAGTTGCTCTTGTTGACCCTATTCACCGCGCTGGCGGTTTCCTGGGCCGACACGACCACCTGGACGCCGGTGAGCGCGTCGGCGAGCGCGGCGCCCAGGTCGCCCTGCCCGGCCATCACGCCGGCAAGCCGGTTCGTGGCGTCGGCCTGAGCCTGCCCGGCGACCGCGGCCTTCTGGGTGAAGTCGGGCACCGACGGGATGATCGGCGCGCCCACGCCGGGTGTGGTGATGTTCATGGCGTCGCTGACGGCGGCGGCCATCCGCGCGGCCTCGCCGACCGCCGCGCCCGTCTTCAGCTTGATGCCGTCGGCGAGCGCCTGGACGATCGACATACCGGAGTAGAGCGTCCAGCCGCGCCCGGAGAACGGACCCTCCTTCGCCGGCGAGAAGGGGAGCAGTGATCGGACCTTCCCGAGGATGTCCTTCACGACGCCGCCCAGCGCTCCGGCGGCGGCCTTGATGCCGTCGATGAGCCCCTGAATGATCGCCTTGCCCGCGCGGAAGAGCACGCCACCCAGGTCGCCCAGGGCCCCCAGGATTTTGCCGGGGATGCCCTTCACCCAGTTGATCAGGTTGACGGCGCCCTCCGCGGTCGCCTGCACGGCGGAGTTCCAGGTCCGGTTGAAGAAGTCGCGGATGTTGGAGATCAAGTTTCCGATGGCGGTGATGGCGCGGCCGGGGAGGTTGCGGAAGAAGTCGACGACGGCCACGACGCCTTCGGCCACGGCAGTCTTGGCGCTGTTCCAGGTGTTGACGAAGAAGTCGCGCAGGCCCGTCGCGAGCGACTGGATGCCGGCCCAGATCTTGCCGGGGAGCGAGGCGAAGAAGCTGCCGACCGCGTCGACACCGTTGATCACCGCCGTCTTCGCGGCTTCCCAGGCGTTCACGAAGAAGTCGCGGAGCCCGGTCGCGAGAGTCTGAAGGGCATCCCAGATTCGTCCCGGCAGGGCGTGGAAGAAGTTCACCACGGCTTCGATGCCCTGGGTGGTGACCTGCACACCCCACTTGAACGCGGCCACGAGCGCGTCGCCGATGATCTGGACCAGCTTGCCCAGCGCGAAGAAGATCTGGATGGGCAGCGCGATCATCTCGGCGATGACCCACTCGACGCCCTGGACGGTGGCCTGGAGCATGAACTTCGCGGCCTTCAGGAAAGCGTCCCACACGATCCCCGGCAACTTGGCCAGGAAGTTTCCGATCTTGCCCGGTAGGGACTCGACGAAGCTCAAGGCGGCGTTGAACCCGTCCTTGATCTTGCTGCCCAGGTTGACGAAGAAGTCGCCGACGGAGCCCGCCGCGGACGCGATGCCCGATCCGATGCCCTTGAAGAAGTCGACGATCTTCGTGATGACGCCCTGGAAGAAGGACGCGATGTTGTTCCAGATCGCCGTCACGTTCGTCTTGAAGTCGGTGAAGAAGTTCACCACGCCGGTGACGACCTTCTGGACGATGCCCAGGAAACCGACCAGGGCCGGCACGACCTTCCCGAGGATCACCGCGGCCGTCTGGATCATCGGCGTTTCGGTGGCGGCCCACAGCTTGATCAACGGCGGCAGGATCGTAGTGATCAGCTGCACGAGCGGCGGTACGAGCGGCAAGATCGCGGGCAGCAAGCTGAGGAAGGCACTCGCCACCTGGACGACGCTGTCGACCAGGGTCGGAATCTGCGGGATGATCAACCCCAGGGCCTGGACCAGCGTGCCCGACAGCGAGTCGAGCACCGGCGTCAGCGCGGTGAACAGCTTGCCGAAGGCGTCGGCCAGCTTCGGCAGCACCGGCGCGAGCTGGGCGCCCAGGCCCTCGACGAGCTTCGTCACCGGCGGCGCCAGCGTCTCGATCGCCTTGCCCAGCACCCCGCCGATCAGGCCGGCCAGCTTGCCGACGATCGGCAGGAGCGCCGTGATTACCGGTGCCAGCGCGGTCAGGGCGCGGCCGAAGCCGTCGGCGAAGGCCTTGATCCCCGGCATGGCCGCGGTGAGCCCGTCCCCGACCGCCTTGACGATCGTGGCCAGCGGGCCCTGGAGGCTGGCGCCGAGCTGGGCGAGGATGCCGATGATCGGCTGGATCACGGACCCGAGGGCCTTGATCACCTGGGACAGGCCGGTGATGATCGCCTGCACCTGGCCGGACGCTGCGATCTGGGCGAAAGCGTCGCCGACCGACTTGAGCAGCGAGCCGAACGCGTCCCCGAGCTGCCTCAGCTGGGGCGCGACCGCGGCGCCCAGGTTGAGGAAGCCCTGGACGAAGGCGTTGATTCCGGGCTGCATGCCCTGGATGAAGCTGGCCGTCTGATTGAACAAGTCGCGGATCTTCGCGAGGTTCCCGCTCTGGGTGACCAGGTTCGTGATCTGGGTGACGGTGCCGCCCAGCGCGGTCGCCATCCCCTGGAGCCCGGTCGTGGCCGCGCCGAACAACGCCGGCAGCTTCGCCACCGCGGGCGCGAGGGCGTGTTCGAAGCTCGCGGAGACCTTCGTCTTCAGGCTGTCCACTGCGGGACCCAGCGGCTGGAACGCCTTCTTGATGCCGTCGAGCCCGAGCAGGATAGCGCCGAGGGCGACGCCGCCGACCGCGGCCAGCGCGGGCAGCGCGGTGATGAGGCCGCCGATGGGCGCGGCGATCGCGGCGATGCCGCCGCCCATCAACGTCGCCTTGCTTGTGAGCACGTCCATCACACCGGAGCCGGCTGACCCCATCGCGGAGAATTGCTTCTGGATCAACGACATCGGCGACTTGGCCACGTTGTCGATCAGCTTGCCGAAGAAGGACGTGTCCGTGCCCAGCTTCCGGAGCTTCGTGGACAGCGTCGTGCCCTCGTCGCCGGAGTCCTTCGTCCTCTTGCGGAAGATGTCCAGGGAGCCGCTGACCGAAGAGAGGACTTTCGAGCTGTCCACAAGCGACTTGAACCAGCTCTTTTGCTGGACCTCGCCGTCCTTTTGAACCTTGGTCAGCTGGCCGTGCGCCGTCGCGAGCTTCTGAGTTGCGATGGTCACCTTGTCGGCGACCACCGACTCCTCCGCGCGGGCCTTGGTCAGGTTCCGCTCTGCCGCGCTGATCTCGTTGGTGCTGGCCGTGCCACTCCGACGGAGGTTTTCGAGCTTGGCCTCCGTCTCGATGGTGCCGCGGTGGGCCGCGTTCAGAGCATCCTCGGAGTTGATCAGGTCAAGCTCTGCCTTGCGGAGGTTCTGAGTCATCTTGACCAGGGGATCAGTGTCGATCTTCACGCCCTTGAGCGCGTCGTTCAGGTCCCGGTTGATCGACTTCTTCAGGTCGTCGGCCAGCGCGTCGATCCGAACGGACGCTTCACCAATCAGCACCGGCCGGCCTCCTACCCGTTCAGCAACCCGCCCCCCAGCGCTTGCTGCTCAGGCGTGATGCCCCAGGTCTCCCTGGCCGCCGTCGGATCGATCTGGGCATCAACGGCCGTGAGCGCATCCTCGACCTTTTTGATGTCCTCGACCGGAGTCTCCAGCATGATGACGAACAGCGCGTCCAACCAGCCGGAAAGCGGTGTCCGTGGACCGCGGCCGTCGAGCCCCGCCAAGCCGGCCATGGCCAGGCGCCCGTTGGTGTACCGGTCGTGGAAGGTGGACTGGGCGATGGTCAGCAGACCTACCGCCCGGTGGTAGGGCGCCCGCCGCTCACCTTGAACAGGTCCTGCATGACCTGGACGACGGTGTTGATCTGGATCTTCGCCGTCTCGTCCTCGAACATCAGCTTGTGCAGCCGTCGGCGCGACGACCCGGCTTCGAAGGCCTCGAACTTCCCTCGCTCGCCGATCGGACGGATCGAGCCGTCCGGCGCCCGGAAGTTCGCCGGTTCGAGCAGCTGCTCCTCGTCCTCATCCTCGGTGCCGATCACCAGCGTGGTCCCGGGCTCGATGCGCTTCGGCACCCGCGGCAGCTCATGGAACTCCCACGACAGCGGAACGCCATCGTTGTTCTTGATCATGCGCGGGAGGATGTCCCGGAGCACGAGAAGGAGCTTCGAGCCGTCGTCGGAGTTCGCGGCCACCGCGAACCGCGTGAAGTCGGACGAGGACGGGTCGGGATGGCCGACGAAGTCGTGCTCCCGAATCTCGCGCTCACCGGCGTCGTCCTCGTGCACCACGCGCAGGGAGAAGGGGACTTCGGGGATCTCGGGAACCGTGTCGGGTCCGTACGTCTTGGGCATGAGGACGCTCCAGGTCATTCGAAGGAAACTGATCAGCAGAAACAGCGAGAGTGCGCCCGCCAGGCCCGCGGCGACGGACACGAGGAGGCGATCCATCATCTGGCCGCCTGGGCGATGGAGTCGCGGACGAAGTTGTTCGGTTTGGTCCCCGGGTGGCGGACCTCGCGGGCAAACCGAACGGCGCCGCCGGACATGAAGCGCAGGGCGGCGTTCGGACGGTCCGCCCGCGCGCGGATGACGTGCGCCGGCGTGCCGTACAGGATGTACCCGAGGTAGTCGGTTTGGCCCTGCCTGCCCATGATCACGTCCACGTACGGGCGCCATCCGTTGTTGCCCTCGTTCTTGCGCGAGGTGGCCGCGAGACGGCCGGTCCGCCGCGGAACCCGGCGGAGCTGATACTGCTGCACGTTGTTCGCCCGTCGACGAAGGTCGCGCTTGATCGGCCCGTTCGGGTCGTTGACGAATCGGGCGAACTCGCCGTCGTTGACGCCGCCGTGCACCGACTTAATCACCAGCTGGGCCACTACAGCACCACCGGATCAGGCAGCGCGAGCAGCGCCTCCACCGAGTAGGCGATGGAGGCCTCGATGGCGTAGAAGGCGCCCGTCGGACCCAGCGGGGCTACCGGCCCCACGTCGACGGGGACGTTCTTCGGCGCCCAGTCCGGCGGGTCGCTGCCGACGTTCACCAGCGCCTGGGAGAGCAGCGCCATGTCCACGAGCATCTGGCGCCCGGCAGCGTCGGTCTCTTCGTTGCTCGGGTAGCCCGCGGCGGTGCACGAGCCCGCGCACCGCACGATCTGGATCATGTAGCTGACCGCGCGGTAGGTCATCACCGACGCCGGGGTGCCTACCCGCGGGCGGAGCGCCGTCGTTCCGGTGCCGCCCGCGGCGTCGATGATGCCGCCGGTGCCGACGCTGAACTGTTCGCAGTCCCAGGCGTCCAAGGACAGCTGGCCGGGCGCGATGCGGCGGGCCGTCGGCAGTGCGACGTTGTTCGCCGCGAAGTGGTCGGTGACGTAGGCCGCGATGTTCTCCGCGTACGAGACGAGATCCGGCCCCGTCTTCGGCAGCACATCGGGGTTCACCGCCGCGCCACCTTCGCCCGCGCGGCCTCCATCTCCGCCGCGGTGGGCGTGCGGCGCGGCCGACGACCCTTGCGCGCCGGGCGCTTCTCCTCCACGGCGGCAGGCTCAGGCGGAGTGGGCTCCACGACGGGCGCGGGCGGAGGGTTGGTGTCTTCGTCCGGCGGCAGCTCCGCGTGACCGGAGAAGGGATCGTGCGGCCTGATCAGCGTCATGCCGGACATCGTAGCCGGATCTTGCCCCCTTAAGCAGGGGGACCGATCCGTGTACCGGTCGGCATGTCCGGCGTCCACACAGCGGCGCGCATGGTCCGCCGGCCGCCGCCCTTGAGCGTGGGATTCACCGACTCGATCCAGGTGTCCACCGCGGGGACGCCGGTACGACGCTCCTTCAGATACACCGACGGGTCCAAGGTGATCGAGATTCCCTGGCGCACGACCTGGGTGGCGTTCTGGGGGATCGCGCACTGCTCACCGCACCAGGACTTCACCAGCTCGATTGCCAGCGTCACGCACGCGACGATCCCGCCCATCGGCGGGTTGTCGCCCTTGGCGTAGGTGATGGTCGTCGGGCCGGTCACGCCGCACACCGACCAGGCCTTGCCGTCGACCCGCTCCAGCCAGCCGGACTTGCTCAGCCGGTATGCCGACGGATCGATCACCGTGGCGTCGCCCAGCACCACGGACGTGATGGCCGTGGTGTCCACCTCCAGCTGGACGGCGGTCGGGGATGGGTGGCCGCCGCGCCACGCCGAGCTGTAGCCCCACGAGTCGTAGATCGAGCCGCCCCACGAGCCCCCGAGCCGGTACCAGCACCCGCACGTCCACGCGGCCGGCCACAGCGCGGAGCCGATGTTCGACGGCCTGGAGCGAAGGATCATCCGGTCGGTGCAGCCCTCGCCGCGCCACTGCCGCCCGGTCAGCTCGTAGAGCTGCTCCGCGGCCATGCGCAGGATCGTCACCCACTGGTCATCGCTGGCCTTCGCCCGGAACGTCTCCGGGATGTTGCTCGGAGACGCCCACGGCCCGCACAGGATGGTGCTGGCCTGTGCGGGCGGGACATCGGGGATCGGGAGCGGCTGGCTCACGTCTGGGCGATCACCGGGACGAAGCCGGCGTCCATGTTCGGCAGCGTCGCCTCGCGGACGTACTGCCAGACGCGATCCGACGGGTAGGTGAAGTCGTCGTTCGGGCCACTGCCCCAGCCCGAGTTCTGGACCGAGTAGCCGTCGAACTCGGGCAGCATCGCGGAGTCGCCGCCCAGGACCCACGAGCCCGACGGGATCAGGAACGTCTTCGGCAGCACCCAGTGGAAGTACGGCAGCGTGCCGGCCATCGAGCTGCCGATGATGGCGCGCGTCCAGAACTCCAGGCTGACGCCGTTCGGGGTCTCCTCCACGCCGGTCTGCGGAGCCCGGTACCCAATCTGGTTCGGGATGGTGGCGGAGTCCGAGATGGTGTCACCGCCGATCAGGAACTGGAGCAGGTTCGGGTCCGGCGTGCAGACCTGGAGCCCGGCGATGGAACCGCGCTTCAGGGTGTAGGGCGCCTGGTAGTTGACGCACGCCACGCCGGTGCCGTTGAGCTGGGTGACCTGCTTGGCGTCCTCGTACTCCAGGCCGACCTCAACCTTCACCAGGGCGTCGCTGACGTAGCTGTTCTGGGCGCCCACGATGGGCAGCCCAGCCGCGTCGAGCTTCGTAGCGCGAAGGCCAAGCGCGAACAGCGTGCCCGCACCGTCATAAGCCATGATCGTTTCTCCTCACGGTTCCGGGAACTGGATCGCGTAGTGGCAGCAGGGATCGAACGCCACGCCGAACATGCGGTCCGCCCACAAGGTCCGGAGATTGGTACGGCGGTCGACCGTGACCGCGTCGTCATCCGGGGTGGGTACCACCGGGGACAGCCGCGCGAGCACGGGCCCGGTCGCATACGCCCAGTTCCCCGCTCGGGGTGCGGGCGCGACGCCGGGAGTAGTGGTGGCCACCGTGACGCCAGGCGTGACGCCGCCCGTCAGTGAGCTGGTGGCCGTCATCTGGGGCACGTTGCCCAGCGTGGACGGGAAGGTCACCGTGTACGGGCCGGTTCCGGTGACGGTGACGCCGCCCAGGCCGGACAGCGCGCGCAGGGCCGCCTGGACCACCGAAGCGGCCGCGTTGAAGGCGATAGCGGCCGTGGTTCCCGCTCCCGCAATCGGCACGGTCAGGGTGAAGGTTCCGCCCGTCGGAGCGCCGCCGATGGTGACCGTCTGGACTTCGGCGGTGCCGCCGTCGAGCGGGCCCAGCCCGGAGTAGCCGGCGTCGGCCACCACGATCGCATCGGTGAAGGTGCGGATCTCGTTGCCCGCGCGGAGCAGCTGGGCGGCCACCTGGGTTGCGTACCGGATCGGCACGTGCAGGATGACCTGCTGCCCCTTGGTCTGCTCGCGCGCCGACTGCTCCAGGTAGCCCAGCGCGTCGAGCGCGGACGTGGCGCCGGTGAGCACCGTGGCGTTGCCGTCGGAGAGGTACGGGTTCATGGTGCTGCCGTCGAGCGCCGGAGTCGGGAACGGGTCGGCCACTGTACCGGCGCCGGTCCACAGCTCGCGGGCCACGGCGTACGAGGCGACCGCCTGGGCCTGCCGGAGTAGCCGCGCCAGGTGCTGATCCCGTCCGAGCTGGCCGGTGGAGCACACGTCCTTCAGCCGGTACGCCGACGGCTGCACGTAGACCGGAGCGCTCAGCGTGCCGTCTGTGTCGCCCGGGTCCGCGCAGGCCGCGAACACCTGGAGCTGAGGGCACGTCTCGCCGGCGAAGGCGAACCCGTTGGCCCACCGGTCGTCGGGGCTCGCGGGCGGGACCGCGGTCGCGAGCAGGTTCGCGGAGGTTTGCGCCGCAGCGTGAGGCGCGTCTACCGGCTGGTAGTACACGTGGCGCTCCTTTCAGCGGATGGCCGGGCCAGGATGAACCGGAGGGCCCCCGTCGGGGTGGGGAGCCCTCCGGCGGTCATCAGCTGGCAGCGTCCGTCCAGCCGCCGGCGGGAACGGCCTTGGTGCCGGCCGCGGACCCGTCCGGTCGGAGCGGCAGCACGATTCGCAGCGACTCCTTGCCCTCGAAGGCCACGCCCTCGAAGGTCTCGATGAACGTCTGATAGCGGTTCCGCTTGTTCAGCTCGGAGTCCCGGACCAGGCCCAGGTCCAGCGTGCCGCCGTCGAGGAACAGCCAGTCGCCCTCGACGAACAGCAAGCTGTCGACGTTGGCGGGGTAGGCCGGGACCACGGCGCCCGCAGTGCTGTCGGCGTACCACTGCTGGGCGATCGAGACGCCGTTCACGGTGGCGGCGTTCAGGCCGTCCAGGTGCCAGGTGACGTTCACGTTCCGTGTGGAGAACCAGGCCTCGATCTGGGCCTGAGCGATGGCGAACAGCTCCGCCGGCGAGCCCATCGTCATGCGGCGCGCGAGGTCGGTGCGGAGCAGGTTGACGACCCACTGGGGCATGATCGTCCGCAGGGCCACCGAGTCGTTGAGACGGTGCCGCGAGCGGTAGTAGGCGATCACCCGGTCGTAGGTGGTGAGCAGGTCGGCGACCGCGGAGATGACACCGCCGAGGCCCTTGAGCACCTTCGAGCCGGCGTTCAGCTGGGTGAGCAGCTGGTTCTCCGCGAAGCGGGACCACGCGATCTGTGCGGCCTGGGTGGTCGCGCTGACCCACTCGGTGTCGAACCGCGCGGTCATGTTCGGGAACTCCAGGCACATGTACGTGGAGTAGATCGACGCTTCGAGCACGCCGGGGCAGTCCACCACGTAGCAGCTCTTGTACACGTTGGTGTCCGGGTCGGCCGGCGGGATCACGATCGCCTGGTCGTTCGCCTGGGTCCAGATGCCCAGCCCGGTTGACATGCTCAGCGCGTCGAAAGGCGCTCGATACTGGATGACACCGCGATCGGTCCGGAAGGCGTTGAGTGCGCCCTTCACCGGACGGTCGGTGACGCCAAGCACGCGGATGTCGTACTTGACCTCCGGCGGCAGGCAGAGCCCACCGGCGGCCACGATGGTCTCCGGGTCGGTGGCCGCCGCGATGCGCTTGGTGTTCAGCGACGGGTCGGACCCGAGGACGCGCTCCGCCGGGTAGGCGAACTCGACGCGGGCAACCTCCTGGCGCCCGCTGCCACCGGCCGCGTTGATCTTGGTAGCGAAGGCCTCCAGGAAGGTCTCGTCCGTCAGCGGGGTACCCGCTTCCATGCCCGGCACGCCGCCGCGAACCACCGTCTTGGTGTTCACGAACTGGGCCGCCGCCGCCGTTGCCTCGGGGGACTTGTCGCCGTTCAGCTTGCCCAGCCCGGCCGACGCGGTGCGCGACTTCGCAGCAGTCTTCTTGGCGGCGGGCTTCGCGTCGTCGTCGACGGGCTCGCCTTCCTTCGCCAGGTCGTCGGCGGTCGGCACGGCGCCCTCGTTCTCCGGGGCATCCGGGTGCGGGACGTTGTCGCGGGACGGGTCGTGCACACCGTCCAGCTCCGCGAGCGCGGCCTGCTGATCCGCGGCCAGCTGGCGATTCGCCACGATCTGGGCGGACAGCGCCTTGGCGTTGTCGCGAGCCGCGGTCAGTGCGGCCACATTCTCCGCGCTGGGAGCGTTGGTGGCCAGCTCCACGCCGTTCGCACGGACGGCCTCCAGGGCGGCCGAAAGGTCCGTTTCGCTGGCGTTCGCAAGATCCGCGAGGATCTCCGCAATGCGCTTCGGGTCCACGTTCGGCCCCTTCCATCTCGTCTCGGTGACGGGGGCCGTCCGGTGCTTAGAGCGCCAGCGCGAGGGGCTTGGAGCCGAAACGCGCAAGTGCCCCGTCTTCGCCGGAGCGTAGACGGGGCACTTGATCGAACGCGCGCTATCTGCGGGCGGTGATCCGTGGATTGCGGATGTACTCCGGCGGCCGGAGCGCCTGCACCGCGGCGCGGATCGTTTCGCGACGCTGGGGCAGCGCGAGGGCGATGAACGCCCAGGGGAGCACGAAAGCCAGGGCGCCGAAGGCGAGGCAGCCCCAGATCATCACGGCCATCAGCCAGAACGAGGCCTTCAGGATCACGGCCATCAGGCGGTAGAAGGCGTACCCGAAGGCGAAGGCGACGAGGATCATCAGAGATTCAGCTCGCGGCCGGTATCCATGTTCCAGACCTCGTTGCCCTTGGCGTCCGAGACGTTGTAGATCTCCACCTCGCCGGAGTCGTCGAAGTCGTTGCCGATGTTCGCAGACAGGTTGTTCTGGTCAAACGCCAGCTGGGCAGCCTCGTCGATCGAGCTGGCTTCCACGGTGACAACCTGGCTCATCTCGCGGAGCATCATGACGCTGTAGCGGGCCACGGCGAGCCGCCTTCCTTGTTTGGTGCGGGCCCCGCCGTCCGGCCTGACGGCATCCTGACGGCGGGGCGCCCGCTGTGCGATGAGGGGGCGACCGGGTGGCCGCCCCCGAAGATCAGTGGGTTCGGGAGGCCAGCTCAGCCTTCAGGTCCCGGAGCGCGGCGCGCCCCCGGCCCGCAACGCGGGAGAACCCGTCCCAGCGCGCCCGCTCCGCGTAGAGGTCAACCCAGTAGATCGCGGTCTCCAGGTGGGAGACAGTGAGGCTGGCGTACTTGGTGGCGGTCTGCATGGTGGCCTCCGTGGCGTCCTCGACTTGGTGTTAAAACCAATGTATCCCCCCATTATGGGGGGATACAAGGAGTCTCACCCGGTTGGGGGAGTCGGCGGGTCGGATCGACCCTGGCCGGCCAGCGGGATGACCTCCCACTGGCCGTGTCCCTTCCAGCCGCGCGACCTCCGGAGTGCCTGCATCTCCGCCGTCTCCTGGTTCTTGTAGACGTTCCACCAGTGCCACGGGCCCGGCGTGACTGCGCGGAACTCGTCGGGACACCAGGCGTGCGCCACGGAGACGGTGCCGTGGCCGTTGCCCTCGGAGCCCGCCATCAGCTCGTCTTCGCGGCGTGGCTGAAGGCCTCTTCGATCGGGCCCCAGTCCGTGATGACCAGATAGCCGGACTGGTCGACGTGGCCGATGCCGAGACGCTTCAGGGAAAGAACCAACCCGCGGTAAGCCGACCTCATCGTGCGACCCGAGCTAAACCGGTCGCGCATCGCGCTACGGATCATGGTCACCGGGATGCCCGTGTGGTCCACCGACTCGTCGTCGCGAAGCTGCATCAGGACCCGAACGGACGGCCACCACAGCTTTACGTTCTCGCTGGCCATCAGAACTTCTTCCCACCGTCGGCGAGCCTGGCCTCGTCGGTGTGGTCGCGCCGATAGGCGTTGTAGACCATCTTCTCCTCGAAGGCCCCCTGAAGATCGAGACCGAATCCGCCGGCGTAGTCGAACACGCGGATCAGGAGGTCCACCAGCTCAACCTCCTCCGCCGACCGGTGCGGAAGGTGGGCGTCCGGCAGGCCCTTCCGGATGCCCTCCAGTGCCTCCGACAGCTCCGAGTGCATGAGCGCGATCAGCTCCGCCTTGTTGCGCTCGATCGGCTCGCCGGTTGCAGGGTCTCGCCACCAGCGCAGGTTGACGCCGTGTGCCGCCGTGGCGAAGGCGTTGAGCCCGAAGCTGGTCCGCTCAGCGACGATCTCGACGCCGTCCAGCCCGGACCCGTCGGCGGGGTTGATCCGCGGGTAGTGCGTCACTTGGCCACCTCCGCCTTGCGCTCCTCGATCCGCTTGGCGGCGATCTCTTCGAGCCGACGCGCCCAGGTGATGATCTGCTCCAACTCGCCGATGTCCAGGCTCACCACGGCGGCCTGCTCCATGACCGCGTCGCCCTCACTGACGGCCTGGAGCCCCCCAAGCGCGTTGGCCGTCAGCCAGTCGAATCCCAGGTACGGGTATCCCGCCATCAGCTCCCACCGCCCATCGGAACCCAGTCGCTGGGTCGGGTTCGCACGCCGATGTCGCAGGTTTCGGCCAGGAACTGGGCGGCCTCCGAAAGCTCTTCCAGCTCGGGAACGCTCAGCTTGTGCAGCACGTCCGAAAAGGCCATGCCGTTGCCTTCGACAACCGCGGTCAGGGCTTCGCCCGCGTGCTCGATCACGGGCCCGGAAGCCGGGTTCGGGTATCCCACGTCAACGCTCCTTTGCCAGCTCGCGGAGCCGGTCCGCGAGGTCTTCCATGGTCAATGCGACGCCGGACAGCTCGCTTGCCGTCCAGCCGTCGAAAAGCTCCGCGGCGCGGCCCAGGCTGCCATCGTGTGCGGCCGTGACCGCGAGTCCGAACGTCGTCGCGAGCTGTCCGAGTTCGGCCATCAGCGGCCACCGCCCAGCGGAATCCACGAGCTGTCGATCTCGGTCAGCTCCGTCTCGGCACCGTCGAGCGGGCGCCAGACGAACAGCCCCTCGTCGCTGCCGTCGCCCATGTCCGCCGTGTAGGCCAGCTCGGTCCGGTCGGGACTGATGAACACCCCGGTGATCTCCACGTCAGCCCTCCTTCACGATCGCGACGGACTCGTCTGGGGTGAGCGTCCAGGCGAAACTCGGTTCCGACGCGCCGACGATGTAGACCAGGCCGTCTTCGGCGTCCACTTCCAGAACCCGCTCTCCGGCGTGCGCGTTGGCCATCGCGAACGCCTGGAAGGCGCCCGCCGCGAGCTGGTCGCCCTGACGGACTTCGTCGGCGCGAACTTCCTCTACCCGGGGGTTGATCTTTCCGAGCAACTTCACGATCAGCTCTCCTTTGCGAGCGCGCGGACGTTCAGGCGATCGGCCATCTCCTGGGCCATGTCGCGGTGCTCCGGACGGAACATCGCGGCGACGTGCGAAGGGGCCGGGAAGGTGGCGAACAGAGCGACCACCATGACCCAGCCGTCGCCATCGAGCACGGGCTGTACCTCGTACCGGCCATCCGGTGGTGAGTGGGCAGGCATCGTGACTTCCTCTCGGTTGTGGCTCACGCGACCGCGCGGGCCAAGTTCAGGTGGGCGATCAGCTGCCGCCCGACGTACGCGGCGTACCGCGGCGGGATGGACTCGTTCATGCCCTTCTGGGTCATCCAGTCGATCCCGAGCAGCGCCTTGGCCTCTTCGTTGCTGGCCTTGTTCCCGTGGCCGTCACGCGAGCCGTCCGAACGACGCTTCTCGCGGTAGGCGCCCCCCCCGTGGACGTTGATCGTGGCGCGCCACTCGACGCCGGTGCGCTTGCGGCACGAGTCGTCGACGAGCGGCTCCAGCTCGAAGCCGCCGCCGGACTCGAACAGCCGGTGTCGCTTGAGCAGGAGCCCGTCCACGATCGGCGCCGGGTCGAACATCGAACCGCACAGCATGATCGGGTCGATCAGCTCAGCCTCGGGGTTGTCCGGGCGCGCCTCGACGTTTTCGATCACGTACGGCAGGCCGGACGCGAGCAGCTTCCGGCGGAACGGCGGCACCAGCTCGGGGTAGTCGCGGCGGGTGCGCTTCTGGAGCGGGGAGCGGGATTGGCACGGCGGCGAGCCGACGACGGCCCAGGGTTTGTAGGCCTCGATCAGCGCCTCGAAGTCGTCGAGCGCGTCGGCCTGGACGAACTCGAACGGGAAGAGCGGCTGAGGGTCCTTGTCCACGCCGACGACACAGAACCCGGCCTGGTCGTAGCCGTAGCTGGAGCCGCCCTGGCAGCTGAAGAAGTCGATCAGCACGGGGCGTCCGCATCGGACACAGAATGATCCGGGCACGCGATCACCTTCGGGTA